AATTTGACAATGACTTTGAATCGTACATTTTAGCAATTTCAGATGAAATATTTGATACTCTTTATAATTAATAACAATCTAAAATCAATATTATGAAACAAATCACTTTAGCAGAACTTCAAAAGATGTATATGAGAAAAATAGATCGTCGCTTCGCATTTGAAATCAACCAGTGGATTAATTATAGAGAAGCACAAGAATTAATATGAATTTCGCAAATTATGAAGATTACGAATTTAAACTAAAATAGCACCTCACGAAAAACACCAATTTTTTAAAATTTAAAATTTTAGCAAAATGACACAAATTATCGGGTTTAGAAACAAAAGCGAAGTGATGACAGCATCAGATGTAGTAAAAAAAACACTTTTTTGGAAATTTTGAATTTACAAAAGACGGACTTGGGTTTGAAACATTTCTTTTAACAAATAATCTTCAAAATATCAAAAGATTAGAAGCGCGCGTTAAATTATTACATGCAAAACAAGCAATTTCGCAAAGCGATAAAAGTAAAAATGAGTATGAAGTGAACGGGGTGAAGGTTTGCGAAAACTTTGAGGCTGACATGTTGCAGATATTATTTGACGAAAAACCAGAGCCTGAAATGATAAACAAATTAAAGCGTAACGGGTTCAGGTGGTCGCCTTTTAACAAGGCATGGCAGCGCAAATTAACAAGTAATGCAAAGTTTTCTTTAAAACACGTTTTGGCGGAATAAATAATACTTTTTATAATTACAATTAAAAGTATTAAATTGCACTCAAATTAAACTTATTTGCGTTACACTTCTTACGATTACGGAGATAGGGCAAACTATATCAGGCATATAGCAAAAAACCATCCCCAAATACACGCAGAAGCATTAGAAGTGATTAGCAGGGTAAGGCAAATAATGGATACAAGTTCTTTAAAAGATTTATATAAAAAGTACACAGATAAATATGAGTTTGATGTGTGGGTATTTATCGGGCTATGCTTAAAACATATTTATCCCGAAGTGTACGAAAGAGGAGATACAACGGTAAGGCTTGAAAACTTTACTAAGCCTATAGCAGAAATATTAGGCATGTTTGAAAGCAATACCAGTATAAGAATAGCAGAAGCCAGGTTTCATATTCAAAGAAACGGCGGTATTCGTGAAACAGTAGATGAAATATACAATAATTTAGGCGAAATACTACCTTTGTCGCCAGAAATAAATGGGCAAAAAAATTTGTTTGAATGAGTAAAATAACTAAAGCCAAAATATCAGACCTGAAATTTGACAATAAGAATTTCAACAAAGGCACACAGTTTGGCGACAAACTACTCGAAAAATCAATATCAAAATTTGGATTTCGCGAAGCTGGGGTATTGGATAGAAACGGAAGGCTTATCGGCGGCAATAAACGAACTGCAAAAGCAGGTGAACGAGGTTTGGAAGACGTGGAAATTATCAAAGCAGACCCAAACAAAATATATGCCCTGCAATTTGATGATATTGACTTAGACAGCCCTGAAGGACGGGAGCTTGCACTTGCATTAAATGCTACGGCAAAGGCAAATATATCCTTCGATGTTGAAGTAATGGAAGCGACAATTGAAAGCGTGAAGGTTGAAGAATGGGGGGCCGCATCTAATCAATCAATTTCAGCAAATGGCAATCTTTTGAAGCATTATGAAGTGCCAAATTATGAAGAAGATGAAGATGATGAAGAGTTGTATAACACGCATGGCGATAATAGAACGGACGAAGTAAAGGATTTTGAACACGTGCCATTAGTCTTATACATAAAAAAATCACAAAATTCAATATTAAAAAAGTATCGTAAAAGCATGAGCGATACAGATTTCACAGATTTGATAATAAAAGCATTAGAAAATGATTAACCCATTTTATGGAGAATTAGGACTAATTGAGACGCCGTTAGAGGTTTCGCACAATTTTTGCAGTCACAAATGCGGTTATTGTTTTGCAAACTTAAATAAGCCTGATAGAAAAGCGGATGTAAAGAAAATATTCAACCAGCTAATGAATTATGAGAAAAGCGAAACTTATACATCGCTACTAATAAAAGAGGGTTTCCCGATAGCTGTCAGTAACAAATCGGATGCGTTTGCTCTTTCAAATTATAAAATCACGCTTCCAATGCTCCGGTTAATGCACGATAAGAAAATTCCAGTTGTTATACAGAGCAGGGGCGGTTATTCGGTGGATGAATTTTTAGGATTTTACAAAATCCCACATCTTTGGATTATTTCAATCACTCATACAAACGACGATACACGCAAATTAATAGAGCCTGGCGCACCCTCAATAGAAAGCAGATGGCAATTAGTTGATAAATTAAAATCATTAGGGCATAGGGTTATTGTTTCAATTAATCCGTATTCAAGCAAATGGATTGATAATGGCATGATGGCGCAAAAATTAGAAGATCACACACCGCATGGCGTATTGATTCAAAACATCCATCTTAATCACTCTCAAATGTCAAACATGACAGAAAAAGAACTGGAAGCAGGTGGCGAGGTTTATTTATCAGCAAAGAAAAAAAGAACAAAAGAAGAATTTGATTTAACGATGGATTTATACAGAAAAATTAAATCTTATAATATTCCGGTTCTTTATTATTCGTACCCAACAAAAACAGGCGGAATAGATAAAATATATTCCAGTGTTTACGAAAAACATTTTAACACTCATTGGAGTTTTACAGATTGGTGTTTCGATAACAAAAAAGAAGGTGATGAGGTTTATTGGGATGAATATATTTCACACATGACAGAAAATATCCCGTTTGCAAACAACCCTTTTTCTATAAACTCCTACTGCACATCCATTTGCAGGGCGTTCAGGCAGGGCGGCGAAACACTACCCACAAGACTTTCGTTAAAAGATGTGTTTGCTGTTTATTGGAATGATTACAGATTAAACAGGCAATTGAATAATTATGTAAATTATTATCAAAAAATGGTTTTTACAGACAAAGAAAAGAATAAAATTGCGGCTAAATTTGATAAGAATAATTTCAGGATATTCCAATTTACAGAAAGTGAAAGAAACGATTTATTTATTGTTTAACGTTAAAATCAATTATCATGGCAGCAAAAGTGCAAAAAACAAACGTGTCCAGCGGTGCTAAGTATGTAACATCCGGCACAGGCGGTAGTTATACTATTGAATTCCGCTAAACTTTAAAAGGCTGGGTTTAAAATTCAGCCTTTATTTTTATGGCTTTAAATAAACAAATAATAATTGATGCGATAATTAAACACATTGAAAAAGGAAAAACCTTCAATGCGACCCTTGCCGTAATTTGCCCAAAATTTCAGTTTACCCAACGAACATTCTCTAAATATTGGAAATTAGCATCTGCCGCCTATTCTGACAGGCAGGAAGCGATTAAAAAAGAAATAGAGGAGCTTGATAAGGCGGCGGCTATTGAAGCCCGAAAAAAGGATATAATGAGCGCAGAGGAACGAATGGAGTTTTTAACACAAATAATCAGGGCAAAGATTGATGTAAAACAGGTGGGTAAAGTTGTTTTGCCGATGGTTGTTTACGAAGATGGGACGAAAGATATTATCGGCATAGGGGATAAGCTAAAGGCATTAGGTGAATTGAATAGAATGAGTGGCGACTATGCCGCCACTAAATCCGACCTAACCACAAACGGCAAATCATTAAACACATCATTCCATGTTGAAGTAATAGACAGGCGGGAAAATGTAGAAAATGAATGAGAATGTTAAGAAAATACAGGTATCCTCTATTTACTATACAATAGCGGAAGCAATCGGTAACGGCTATACAACTATTTCATGTCAAGGAAGCAGCCGCAGCGCCAAAACTTATTCCATCCTAATTTATTTAATCTTACACTTGCTAAAAACGCCTAATACCCGTCTTTCAATTGTGCGCGCTACTTTGCCATCTTTAAAAGGTTCTGTTTTCATAGACTTTAAAGAAATACTTTACAAATTAGGAGTATTTGATGAAAAGAATTTAAACAAATCAGATTTAATTTACCACTTTGATAATGGTAGCTGGGTGGAGTTCTTTTCTACCGATAGTGAACAAAAGATAAGAGGGCGCAAAAGGGATATTTTGTTTTGCAATGAAGCTAATGAGCTTAAATTTATTGAATGGCAACAATTAAAAATGCGTACAACGCAATTTGCCATCATAGATTATAACCCATCATTTACAGATGAACATTGGTTAATGGACGTCAATAAAGACAGCCGAACCTATCATTTTATATCCACATACAAAGACAATCCTTTTTTAGAGCAAACTATTATAGATGAAATTGAGAGCCTGCAAAATAAAAACAAATCACTTTGGCAGGTGTACGGGCTGGGTGTACAGGCCATAATAGAGGGCTTAGTTTTCGATATTTTTAATATTGTTGATGAAATCCCGGCGCACGTTAAAAAGCGGTTCTATGGGCTGGACTTTGGCTATACGCAAGACCCAACAGCAATTAGCGAGGTAGGCATTTCGCAGGACAAAAAAGAAATTTGGATTGATGAGCATTGCTACCGTACTCACATGCTGACTAAAGATATTATTGCTGAATTAAAAAGAATTGACCCGCGCCAACGGCCTATATGGAGTGAAAGTGCCGACCCTCGTTTGATTGACGAAATTCATAACGCTGGGTTTAACATTCACCCTGTAAAGAAATTCAAAGGAAGTGTAGAAGCCGGGATTGATACAATGAAAGGGCTAACAATAAACGTGACCAGACGAAGCTCAAATATGATAAAGGAGTTCAAGAATTACACCTACATTCAGGATAAGAACGGGAAATGGTTAAATGAGCCTATTGATAGCTTTAACCATTTGATTGACGGGGTGAGGTACGTTGTACTTTCAGAGATAACCGGAATCGGGCAACCCCAAAACCTCTACAATGTTTTAGGTCAATTTGCGTAATACTTTTAATTATTATTATTAAATATTTTATACTGCTAACAATATAAAAAACCTTTGCCTGAAAGTACGCTAATGACTATTCAGGAGATTTTTTCCCAAGACTTACCCAACATCATTAAATCGCTCACATCTCAAAGAAAGACGGAAGATAGCGAGATTGAGAAATATAAAAAACAGCTCGACCCAAACGAGCATGATGTTTTTAACCGTGCGCTAAGACCCGATAAAACAAGGCCTGTAACAAAAAAGAACGCAGACGGGGAAGATGAAGTAACAACGGTTACAACCAAAGTTAACAGGGTAGGCGTTGCCATTCAGAGAATAATCGTTGATAGGGCGGTAGCTTTTCTTTTCGGCAACCCCGTAACGATTAGCACTAAATCTGATTTGCCAACAGCGGATGATATTGTGAATGCTATCAATCTTATTAACAAAGATGTAAAGATTGACAGCTTTAACCGCAGGGTAGCGCGTAATCTGTTCAGTTCAACAGAGGTTGCGGAGTATTGGACGGCATTAGATGGCGAACAATCCGAAAGGTACGGGTTCCCGTCCCCAAAGAAATTACGTTGTTATATTTTTTCACCGCTCAAAGGCGATAAGCTATACCCATATTTTGACGATTACGGCGACATGGTGGCGTTCTCCCGTGGTTTCATTAAGAAAGATAACGAAGGCAAAGACGTAGAGTATTTGGACGTATGGACTGATAAAAATTATATCCAATATATAAAAGGCGAAAGCGACTGGGCTGAGAATAAAAGAATACTTAACGCACAAGGTAAGATACCTGTTATTTACGCCAAACAGGATAATGTAGAGTGGTACGATGTGCAAAATATGATTGATAGGCTTGAAAAACTTTTGAGCAATAACAGCGATGTAAACGACCGGCACGCTTCGCCGATACTTGTCGCCAAAGGCAAAGTGGCTAATGCAATAGGGGATTTTGTTCAAATTGAAGATGGTGGCGACATGGAGTATAAATCCTGGTCGCAGGCAACGGGGAACGTAGAACTTGAATACAAAACCATCTTAAACCTTATCTACACTCAAACGCAAACGCCTGATATTTCTTTCGATAGCGTTCGTGGTATCGGCAATGCAGCAAGCGGTGAAGGGTTAAAGATGCTTTTCATGGATGCACATTTGAAGGTGCAAAACAAAATGGAGGTATTCGATGAGTATTTAACCCGCCGTTATAGTGTTGTAAAATCATTCCTTGCTGAAATGAAAAAAGATATTTCGGGGGATATACAAAACGTTGGCATTGATGTAAGGGTAACGCCGTATATGGTGAACAGCGAAACAACGACATTGGACAATTTAGGGCAAGCGGTTTCAAGCGGCATTATGAGCAAAGAAACGGCGGTTGAGCTTAACCCATACGTAGAGGATAGCAAGGCGGAATTTGAACGTATTAAAGCTGAACAGGACGCTGCCGACAAATCACCATCGGGGTTAGATGAGGTGATGAATGATGAAACGAATTAAAACATAGCCGCAAGCCTCTTAACAATGCTCAAAGGGCGACCTGAATGCTTACAGGTTCAGCTTGCAGACGTGCAGGAAATGGTTTTTATAAAGGCGTACAGCCGCCAATTTTATTTATAATTATGCTATTAGAACAAATACGACTATCCCGCCCGATGTTTCAAACCTTTGAACGGGTAACAAAAGAAAGCGAAAATGTAGGTGATGATTATCATTTACCTACTTCGCCGATAACGAAGGATGAATTTAATTTAAAGGTGAATTACTGGAGTTATTTTAACATGATGGACGTACCGCAAAAGGCAA